TAAGAAAATTAAAAAAAGACTATACTAAAAGCTGTATTCAGCTATAGTACACTCTTCCAATTAACTCAATGAAAAGTATGGTACCGGTGGTCGGGGTCGAATATCCCTAATAAACCCTGATTTAATAAGGTTTTGCTGATAGTACGTGTAAAATATGTGTAAAACACGGTTCGGGCTATTCGTGCTGATCATCTCCTAAAGTCGATCCGGTCACGACCGATTATCGGGATTACTCTGTCATCCCGTCGCACCTCGTACTTATCCTGGATGTAGTTAACGAAGTCCGGATTGCTAACCATTATAGTCACTATTTGTCCGGCCAGCGTAGTTTTTCCTATGTCGCATGCTTTTGCAAGCTTATTAAGCAGCTCATGGGTTTTTTGATTCAGACTTATGTTAACTCGGATTTTTTTATCGCTACGATAATTTTTAGCCCTTAAATTTATAAAAGGTTCTTTTGGATTTAACTCCAATACCCTTCCCCCGACATTTATTTTCATTCTTAATACCTCCCTTAAGTTGTGAACATCGTAACTTCGTTACTGTTACACGTTTACGCTGTAACTGAAGGTTTTAGAACAAAAACATCCGGAGAAAATTAAAAAAAACCTCCAACCGGTTAAGGTCAGAGGCTCTTTTTGTCGCGAATCGACAGGATTAGTTTATAGAATCATTTAACTCGCCATCATCTAAATAATCAAGCATATTAACATATAGCTTATCTATCTGCTCGATTAGCCACTCGTCGCTGACAAATAGTTTAACCCATGCCGGAAGCGCTGGATATAGTTTGCTTATTATAAGTCTTTGTGCAGCTAGTCTTTTTTCTTTACCCGATTTTGCTTTTTCTTTCGCCCACGTCGATAACACTTTTTCGACGTTAAGCATAATAAGCGACACTTGCCCTTCAGTATACTTTCTAACTCCCCAGCGCAATAAAAAAAGCACTGCAAAGAGCGCCAATACTACAATACTATATACAATGTTTAAATCCAATGTTACCCTCTCCTTAAATTATAGATTTATCAACTCTTTAAGCAACCCTTTAACTTCAACTGATTTAGCGACAAACTCTCTGACTTCATCAGCCGATACAGCAAAAGCCAATCCTTCGAGGCTGTCAAATTTGTACGCCGGAACACCAATTAACTGCCCTTGGTTATTTACAAGAGCCCCGCCAGAATTGCCTGGATTTATCTCTGCATCTGTCTGTATATGAGTAATGCCTTTACTTACCCTAAACGCTGATACAATGCCATGAGATACGGAATCTGTAAATCCTATTGGATTCCCAACCGCCAGAACATTCTCGCCTTGATGGACCTCGGTACTTAGAGATAAATAAGGCAGTTTATCTTTTGTATCTACTTTTACCAATGCAAGGTCTGCAATTGTATCAAATACAAGTACTTGTCCTTTTATATTGTCAACGCCATCAAAAATTGGATTGTTTCTGTCTGATAAGACATAAACCTCTGTGTTATCTTTTACCACATGATGATTTGTCAGGATGTAACCATCAGGATGTATAATGGTACCTGATCCAAGACTTCCTCCGATGTTTATTTCAACGACAGCAGGCAAAACTTTTTCTACTACTCCTGCGAAGCCGCTGGCAATAAGTTTGTATAATCTTACAAATACGTTTGCGGCTTCTTCTCTGGCAAGGGGTTTTCCTACTCCAAATTCTTCTTTCGACAACCCGGCGAATAAACCTAGTTGAACTGCCTCGTATACCCCTTTGGCATACCATGAGTTATCATTTACGTCTTTAAACATCCCCTTTTCCTCCTTCCCTTCATAATAATTTTTGAGATACTCTGTAGGCTCAAAGCACATAGTCTCTTTATCTTTATCTTTAATCCAGCCGAAGCTTGGTGAGAGTTTCTTTCTAATTTCGTAATGCAAATGTGAGCCTGTTACCTTGCCGGTATTACCTTGTCGTCCTATCATAGTTCCTTTTTCAGCAAACGCCCCTGCTTCTACAACCTCGAAAGCCAAGTGACAGTAACAATGCAGATGACCAAGCTTATCTTTTATCGCTACTACATTGCCATAGCCACCAAAACCAGTGCCTGCCAGTCCTTCGCCAGCAAAGATTACTTCGCCAGCAACAAAGCAATATAATGGGTCTAAATGATTTTTTACCATGTCTATGCCCGGATGAAACTCTGGCGTACCCGGTTCAGTTGGGCTGTCTCTCCAACCGTAAGGGCTAGTGATACGATATTCCTCAAACGGATTCACTCATTATGCGCCTCCTCCCTTGGCTGTGACAAAGAAAAACAGCAACCCTATCGCTCCTGTTAACAGAGCTCCGATCACTGTCCTCCACAACCATTTTTGATTATCGGCAACGTCGTCAAGCCTATGATGTGCCGACCTTGCGCTTTGCAGAGCCTCGTTAGCGGTATCTTTAGCTAGCTCTGCTGTTTTTTTTACGTCAGTCATGTTGTCAATTTTCGTTTCTACTCTAACCATCCGTTCCCTGATTTCTGTCAAGATGTCTTGGTCTGTCATTCAACCACCCACTTTCAAACAAAATAAAAAAAACACCTATTAGTGCTTGGTTCGTCAATATATCCTATTGCGAAATAACTTTTGCAACTATTAGCTCTAGTTCTTCACTGTTTAGGTCAGTTAATTGCTTTTTGCCTTTCGTTAAATCACGTTTAATTTTTTTGAATTTGTCTTCGCTATCGTTCAAGTCATAAGTTAAAACTAACTTCCCTTTTTTAAAAGTTTCTTTAGGCATACTATATCGCCTCCACTTGTACGGAATTGGAACCATACAGATTATTGTTAGCTTTTATAGTGTGGGTATCAACTATATCAGTAGCAAACTGAAAAGTAGCTACTCTATCTATAGTCTGCACTTCGTATGGTGTACCATTATTAACCTGAAATATTACAGTACAATCATCTTGAGTCGCTACTGTTATTGTTGCTGTATCTATTGTATCTGCTTCTATTTGCGGTTTATCTGATTGAATAGTCAACCTTGGATAAGTGATTAATTCTTTGGTTATTGGATTAACCTTCCAGCTACCCATATTTTCAATTTCGGCTTTTCTTTCGTCAAAAGATAATTCAATATGTCCCATTGTCGCGGGGTCGTAATTTGGATAATCTTCCTCTATCGTTGTAATCTTGATGGAGTTTTCTAATCCCATCCTTTGACCTGTATCCTTAATGATAATCCCATCAGCTTTATTAAATATTATTTTTCTTCCAATGTATAGCATTTTTAAAAAACCTCCTTTACTCTATCGCTACCCAATTAAATGTACCTGATGTCCCGACTGGTAATTTAAAACCTGTTCCATTTACATAGGCTGGGAGTTCTAGACTTAGAACATTCCAAATATTGGTATAACCACTTGAGTCTATTGATGCGCTCGTCCAAATTGTCCCCGTTTTACTTGTTGAGCCGTTCGTGTGAAAAGGGGAGCTATGATATACAGTAAAAGAGGAATTGTGTAAGTAAACTATAATGATAGATGCTGTAAAGGTTAATCCTCCCACTTCTAAGCTTCCTGCGGTTCTTGACAGACCATCCGCTCTAATCCAACTTAGATTACTCCCAGAAGTCGCACTCCCACTAGCCCACCTTTTACCCTCAATCAGACTTCCGGCAACATTAAATATATTTTTACCAGATTTAATATTAGTAGCTATCAGATCGGCGTCGCCTAAAATTGTTTGTGTTCCGCTTAGGTATTGACCCGACGCTATAGTTTGGTTAGTTGTACTTGGGGTAATAGTAGCTACCCCTTTACTTGGTATTGTCCCAGTAACTTGCGCCCCATCCACAAAGGCTACTTTGCCACTTAGGATATCACTAGCGATTGCTGTCCCTAGTGACGTGTCTACAACATTAGCGTTCCCAGCTACCCCAAAGATACTGGCCCCAGCTTTAATGTTGGCCGCTACAAGGTCAGCATCCCCCAAAATTGTTTGAACTCCACTCAAATATTGACCGAGAGCAATCGTCTGATTAATCGTGCTAGGGGTAAAAGTCTCGGCTCCTTTTGAGGGTATTGTTCCTGTAACCTTTGCACCATTTACGAATCCAACTTTTCCGCTCAATATTTGTCCCGCTGATACTGGTGATGATACTTCCGTCGTATCAACTACTTCCGTTTTGCCCGCCACCCCAAAGATGTTTGAGCCGTTTTTAATATTACCAGCCACTAAATCAAGGTCTCCTTCAATAGTGATATCACTTGAATAATAACCCGCTAACTTAGTTTGGTTCGTTGTATTAGGTATTACAGTTCCACCAACGCCCCTATTCGGCATTGTACCAGTTTTTTTCAACCCACCTTGGTAGAATGTTTTTGTAGCTAAAACATCTCCAGCCAAAGCGTTCGCATCTTTTGAAATATCCTTTATTTTTAAACTTAGAACAGCAAAGGTATCGCCTCCACCTGCGTTTTGTCCCATGTCAGTAATAGCGGAAGCGATACTCGTTTTTCCATCACTGACATTTGTAAAAAGCTCATGCAAGGCTCCTTCAACATCATCAGCTGCGAAGTGACCTTCTGCATCTTGAATAGATACATCTGCAGCTAAAATAGCGCCTATCTCAATCCACGATGTAGTACTAGCATCATAGCGGTTTAGCATGTTTGGAACAGTACTAGTATCTAACCACAATTCGTTATCTATAGGATTCAAGGGCGCAGTATTACTTACTGTAATCTTTTTTTGTACTCCAGTGTCAAGCTTATCCCAGTTATCGTTTAACATTGTCTGGACGTTAAACGTCTCAGTAGCTGAGCCTGGCGTACCTTTGTACAGATTTAAGTTTGGTGTGTTAGCCATCTATGCTACACCTCCTGCAAATTTATCTAGGGTTTGAGTTTCAAGATCTGCAATCGTCATTGCTTCAACATCAGATATTAAATAATAAGCGAATAAATATACTACTCTTAAGTGTGCGGGAACTATCTTATTAATAGCCGTTTTAACGTCGTCGATATTACTAGGAATACCAAAGATGCTGTTGAATTTAACGTTTATCTTGCTATCAAACGTAATAACGACATCTCCGTTAGTCCAGCTGTCGGCTACTTGTTTTATTAACGACCCATCTACTTTACCTATCCCTCTCAATTTACCTTTTACTTTAGATCTCCGTTCTGCGTAAGTAAGACCCGCAGGGTTAAGGGTTAATTCTGTTTCTCGCTCCCAGTGCTCAAGCCCCCATGTTGCGGTATCAATAAACTTCTGATCCAGCACATCCTGAATAGCTGCTTTCAAATCTATTATCTCTATGTCCTCAGCTTCCATGATTTTTTGAATTTCTTTTACATCTTTAAGATATTCAGGGAGATAATTAAGCAGCGTCATTTAAAGTCACCGTCCCTACTGCGGGAATATCGTTGGTTAACTGTATATTTTGAGTAGCGCCATTAACTAACAGGTTAACATAGTCAGTTCCGCCAGCGGCAGTAATACTCTCAAGCAGTAAGGATCCTACTATAGCATAACTAACTACATAGCTATCTTTTAGTTGCCAGTCACTTTTTATCAGCTCACTAAAATAACTATTTAAAGCCTGAGTAAAGCTACTTATTACATTAGCGGCAGATGTTCCAGATACGTCGGCAGTAATATTTATTCCGAAGTTTGTTGCAGTTACTACAGTGCATATTGCTCCGATCGGCGCTTCACCCTCACCTAAACCTGCGGAATTAGGATCAATATGAGTCTGTACTTCATCTACTAATATGCTCGATGCTGGCAGCATATCCGCCCCCACGATAATAACTTTTACTGTGTTATCACCATTCCACTTGGGGACTACCTTAGCAGCTCCAACACCACTCACTTCGTTAGCCCATTCTAGGTAATGAAAAACGTTACCGCTAGTAGAAGGCGTTTGAACCTTAGCGTTAAATCGTGCTAATAGATCCTCATCGCTCTCTGTATCCTCTCCCGGAATTAACACATCCGATAAATTAGCAAAGGTAAGTCCGTCTACATAATCGATTGGTAACAATGTTCCAAACTGATTATTCCCCACCTCCCCAGGAGTTTGACACTCTAGCTTATAGTCGTAGTTCTCAATGTTTTCTGTTACCGCATAAACTAGCGCGTCAATCCCAAACCTAGTATCTATCGGGACAATCGTGTTAAATTCGCCTTTTCTGATTGCTTTAGTGGCCTGTTTGCGTACAACGCCTACCTCCGCACAACGGTTTTCCAGAAACACCCCACTACTCGTATTAGCGAAAACCAGTTCAAGAATCGTATCTTTTTCAATATACATTTGAGCAAGCTCAAAAGCAGCCGGAGCTAGAGCACTATAGATGATGGACCCTTCTCTTTTATCAACGTCGCTTAGCACCCTATCTAACATTCTTTGCAAAATCTCTTCATATGTCATAGCACCACCGCGCTTTCTATAGTGCCTTCAGCTGTTAAGACGTCAAACTCTACTAATAAGCCATCGGTACTGTCAGTAAAAACAAGGTTAGTTACATCTGAGATCCTATCGTCCTGGACTAATGCCTCTTTTATGATTCTTTTGACCTCAGCTTTAATAAAGTCTTTATCTTTACCAATCAAGCTATTTAACTCATGTCCATAATTCCAAGAGTAAATTAAATGCTCATATCTTGATGTGCTTAAAATCGCCTGAATGGATTGTTTTATAGCTTCTTTGCCGTCTACAAAGCTTGCTAGCCTATCTTTTTTTAGCAGCCACGTTTTGCTAGGGTTGATGTTATCAGATGTATCAATAACACCCAGACTGCTATTCGGTAATAATGGTTGAGACATCTACATCACCGACCTTATCAAATATTAAATATTTCGAACCAAGATTAATCATTATCAATTTGTCATTAAGACCTAGCTTAGGTTTTAAGACATACTCTCTTTGAAGCTCGGTAGCATCTTTCCAGTCTTTCGTCAAAAGCTTAACTTCTTGTAAATGCTCTGGGAACAGTAGCGCTTCTTTTGGTAGTTCAAACCTTTGCTCAATCTTAACTTTAAAAGGATTAACACTTGATACCGTCCCTATCAGTATCCTAGCATTAATCCCTTCCATGCTTTCTTTTACTATTTTTCGTATCTGGTTATACATTTAGTACACCACCAGTTCTAGATCCATAAGATGTTCTTCATCTTCAAACTTATGGGTATCTGAATTTATAAGATACCAACCCTCGATATTTTCATCTGGTACTGAGATGTAAACACTATACCCTGCTTTACATCGCGTATCGCCGATAACATTTTTAAGAGAAAAAGACTTCTTCTCTCTGTTTTTCAACTCTAGTAAAGCTTGCCCTTTCTGATTGATCTTCGCTTCGTTCATACCCTCATCTACTACTTCGTAGTATTGAAGTTTGCCCCATTTGGAGATGTTGGAACTATCCTGATACAAGAATACATCCCTTTTGCCGGTTTCTTTGTTGTTCTTGGCAAGCTTTATGCGATTAAAGGTGTCAGTATCGATATCGGCGCTATAATCGTAATCAACTAACCTGCCATCGCCATCTATAACAACGTCAAGCCTGGTATCCGCAATATCTAGAAGCTCTAGTTGACCTGCTACATCTTGCAAGAAATAGGTTCTTCCAGTAGCAAGTAAAGTAGATTCCAGAGCCTCTGTTATCATATCTAGCCACTCAGTCTCGTCACTTATTTGACTGGGTATGACGTGTTTTGTATCAGTTATAACCCCGATTTTGAGCTGGTTTTCATTTGCAATTATAACTGCAATCTCACTTGCTTTTTTATTAATAAATACCTTTGTGTCCTTAAACTTTAGATACCTTAACTGGTCATAGCAGAGTATTTTTTCTTTAGCAACTTTAAAAACGTAACCGTAAAAGACCACAGCGCCATCTCGTTCTAGCCTAACAACTTGACCGTTTTTGACCTCGTACTCGTGTTTAGAGAAGTACTCAAATCCCATACTACCGGCTCTTCCATTGCGGGAGTGTTTCATCTCAATTTTACCGTGCGGGAGCTCATAGATATTACCTTGGCCATCATCAATTAATATCTTCGTCATAGCTTTAATACCTGCCCAGGTGTAATTAAGTTAGGATTTTTAATTTTGTTTTTTTCTGCTATTTCCTTGTATAGGTTTCCGTTACCTAGCTGAGCCTTAGCAATAGCATATAACGTATCACCGCTTTGCACAACATAGGTATTCGAGATCTCCTTCTCAATAGGTCTTGTGATAATTACTGAAGCTACGGCTTTTGTTTCAGCGCTTATGACATTCACTTTCTTTGCCGAAAAGTATCTATACTCCTTAAGTTCAAGAGAGTAATAGATATCTCCGACTTCCCCAGCAACCTCTTTGTAGTCTAAGCTTTCTATCGTACATGACCATGTGAAAGGGAATGCATTATCTGCGACCACTACCCTAAGTGGTATCTTCTGATCCCGCCATTTCTTTAACAAGTTAATATAATCAGAGGGACGCTTTAGAATTGTACTGGATACATAAGGAGCTTTTTCGGTTGGAAAAATACCTTTTAGTTTAACAATAGCTAGGTTCACAGTATTAATTATGCTTATCTCACCAATATTTTGCAGTGTGTGATTCTTGTTATTACTTTTTTCGTTTACCTCTATTTCACTTGGCAGTACGGGTAGCTCAAATACTTCGTCATTTTGACTTAGATAGATTTTAGCCAAGGTCATACACCTCTTTCGTACTAGCCCCGATTTCTGTTTCAAGGGATTCAGTTATCTTAGCAACGATATCATCAACATCAACGTCGTTTTTAATATCGCCCGTCTGAACTTGCACGCTAGGAGTTAAGGTGACAAAATTTTGGATGCTTTTCACAGCTGCTAGTTCCCTCATTGTTTTTAGATCCTCACTTGAAACATCAACAGTATCATTTATTGACCCTATTTCATCAATGTAGGCGATAGAATCAAGGTCAATGTCTGGATTCTCTTTTGGGAAAAGTTCATCCATGTAGCCGTTTTTATTAAATTTATCAGAAAAGCTATTCCAGGCATCAGAACCCACCTCAAAACCATTTCCGTAAGCCTCTGATACATTTTTAAATTCCACCGGTTCAAAAGACGTAACTCCATTTTCAGCTGCAATGGTCTTTTTGGCAGAGTCTATAGCGCTTAAGGTTTGTTCTAGGGCACTGGTGATGTTGATTTCAAAACCCGGTATTTTGTTTATCACGTTCTCTAGTGCCTCTGCTATTTTAAAGATGAAATTAATTACGTTACTACTTAAATCTAGGAAAAGCATTTTAACGGCTCCTACAGGATCCTTAAATACATTTTTAAAAAAATTCGTAAACGCACCGAATACATTGTAAAAATAAATAACCATATTTTGAATAGTAGCCCATAGAGCGTAAAAATATCCTACAACCGCACCCACAATTTGATCAGTACTAATACCAAAATGATTTAATACCTTTATCAGCAGCCATATTACTCCTACTATAGCAACGATGATTAATAGCGCCCAAGTTAGAGGGCTCGCCATTAAGGCCGCATTAAAACCTATCTGCGCGCCTGTAGCAGTTGTTGTGGCTGCAGCTTGTGCAATAGTAGCACCCGCAAGTATTTCTTGCCTAGCTGCAGACACGCTAGCACGAAAAGCTGATATAGCTTGTAGCCCATTTTGTATAGCGAGTACAGTGTTATAAGCCAATGCGGCACCTTTAAGAAGTAAAAAAGGGGTTAATATAGCAAATAGGATTGGGGCTATCAAAGACCAGTGATTTGTAAAAACGCTAGCTATCCATACAAGGACATCCATAAAAGTAGTAGCGAAACCAACTGCTATGATAATCGCATTCCCCAGACCAACAAAAAACCTCTCGCCGGATTCAGAGTTAAGAAAATTAGAGAACCTCTGAAAAGCTGGTTGTAAGTTAGCAAATAAACTATCTTTGATTCTAGTTGTAATTTCACTAAATTTTATTGGCATTTGCTCGAACTGCTCATTGATTGTCTCAGCTGAGTTAAACAGTGCTGATTTAATGACGTCAGATGTTATTAAACCCTCTGAACTCATCTCTTTTAAAACACCTAAACTTACACCCATTTCTTTAGCGATGGCTTGTGCTAACGTTGGTGCGTTCTCCAGAATACTTCTAAACTCATCACCCTGCAGCCTACCAGATGCCATCGCCTGGGTTAACTGATACATCGCGGCGCTTTGTTCTTGGGCGCTTGCACCTGCAACCTTAAAAGATTTCGTCATCAACTCAGAAAATGCGATTATTTCTTCATTATTGCTGAATGCATCACTTGCTGTAATACCTAACTTACCCACAACACCCAACATGTCAATGTAATTGCCTCTAGCTCGTCCAGCTGAGTCAAATATCTCTTGATTAAGCTCATCTGTTGTCTGTAAGCCGTCATTTATTAAATTAAGCTTTGCTTGAGCACTTGCATATTGATCAGCCGATTCTATAAACCTCTTTCCACTTTCAAGGACTGCATACGCACTGACCACTTTTTTTACAGTACCTAATAGATTATTTGCGCTCCCATTAGTCTGCTTAATTTGGTTATTAAACCTTTTTTGCTGCTCTTCAGCCTGCCTTATTTCCGCACCGACATTGTTAAGGGCGTTTCTGGCATGTTCAAACTCGCTTACATTAATGCTATTGCTAGTAGCTTCTTGCATCCTTTCAAAACCTTGCAGTGTCATAGCTATGGCTTGATACATGTTTTTTATAACCGGAGTAAAGCCGTCGTTTAGCCTGATACTCTGCGATAACGTTGCCACGTCCCCACCTCCTTGTTAAAAAGAAAAAACACCTAGTTAAAGGTGTTTTTTGAGATCTTCTTATAAAACGAAGCTATTTCACAGAATCGAAAATTTCTTTCGCTTCTATGTTATCTGATTCTAATCCGAATCTACCATTTACGCTATTGAATTCGAAATTTGCGTTTTTAAGATCTCCTTCTTTTTTGTACTCATAGATAGCAACTTTTTGATTTTCCATATAAAATATTACCCCGTCTGTTGCACCGATCATACTAGAAAAAGGTTTTTTAGTTTCATCAACGCTTATTCCGGCATTTTCATAATTTGATATGAAAGTATCTAAAGTTAATGAGTCGCTACCACAGCCAAATAAAGTGAGCGTTATTAAAATGAAAACTACGATAATAAGTAATTTTTTCAATTACATCTCCCCCAATAATATATTTTACTAATTATAACATACTATTGGTAAATCATGCTAGTTTCTTTTCTTCTTAGCCTTGGCCTTGGCCTTGGCTTTTTTCTCATCTTCTATATGCAAATCTATGCTCGCATAAGTGAAGGCTTTTTCGTAGCGATCCATATCCATAAATTCTCTCGGGCGAATGTTAAGTTTATGAAGGGCATAATGAGCATAGTTCGCTTCACTATCCCCTTCCTTGATTAGTTTTTTACCTCTTCCACCAGTTCATTCATGTCTTTATCGTAGCCGTTTACTGCTTGTGCTACGAGCTTAGCTTCAGTCAGCTCCCCAGGGGTCAACATCGCCTTTAACAAGTCGACTTCCCCCATCACGCTATAGGACTTTTGAAGTTCTGCATTTTTCAGATCCGGGAATACGATACTCGCTGCAGTAAACTTATCAAAATAAGCATCGTTATCAAATTTGTTGACGTAAGGTCCTCTTTTCTTGGCCCTGGTTTCAGTAGTACATGACCTCCTTAGTTCTTTATCTTGCTCATTAGATATCGCTTTAAATTCAAAAGGGATCGGTTTACCCGCGCTATCTTTAAAGCGGTTGGAAACAACCTCTTTTATAGTGCTAACTTTTTCGACGTTTTGTGATAGGAACGCTTGTAGTAAATTACTCATAAACTGTTAACCTCCTAGCCTAGTACAGGCTTATTAAATTCATCTAAGATATCAACATCATCAAAGGTAAAGTCGATATCTTCTTCTAATGCGTCTTCATCAAGGTCAAACTGCGCCATTATTACACTGTCAAGGTTTACGTTTCTAAGAACTGTTGTTTGCTTACCAATAGTTGAGGTTGGGTCCTCATTTACAACCTGAATATCAAAATAAGCATCCTTCCCATTTTTAATGTAATCTAGCATCATCTTTCTAAACTTAGAAGTCACATAATAAATTGTCATACTACCAGAACCGCTCCAACCGGTAGCTTTATGCTGTGTTCCTCTTTTACCCAACGTCTTAATTTCCGCTTTATTTTTTTCTACCGTGGCTTCTAAGTTTTTAGCATAAAACATCTCTTCAACAAGCCCATTAACTATCGTATAGGCTCTAGCTTCCTGTCCTGCTATGGTGTCGTTTGCTTTCATAAACATCTTACGCCACCTTCACTTTCATGTAGATTTTTTCGATAGAATCTACCGGCTGAATTGCCGCTTCAATGTAGATGCTATCAACCTCGGTACCGGTCTGGACAATCACATCTGTTTGAGAATCAAAATTTTGGACAGCGCTGATGTTTTGATACAATTCTACTTGCTTATTGCATTCGTTCCGAAAAAGGTTGCGACCGTCGGGGTTATTGTCCACCTCCCCGATATAATAGCTTTCGAAAATGCGCTTGAAATCATTCGCTAGCCCATCAAACACACGGATTACTCGGTTCTTAGAAAACTGTTTACCTTTCTCAGTTGTAAAGCTGGTCAACGTATTGATATCCCGCTCTACAATTGCACGACCGTTATTTTGTACGAATACAAACTCGCCCGCTTTTAGAGCTGTTTCAATCTGCGAATTCGTATACCTGATATCAACGTCAACTGCATCTTCATATGCAACATAGGTTAACGATTCATTTACCCGTGCAGCTGCAGTTGCTCCAGCTACCCAAACTGTGACTTGAGAAGCATTTAATGTCGTACCGTCCGATAACTTAACTCCGTTTTTAACACTGATTATCCCCTCGTAATCCGCAATAGGATAGTTTTCTAAAGCAGCTTGTATCTTTCTGCCTTCGTCATCACGCAGACGCTTAACAAAAGATGTATAAACAGATTTTAAGGTTGCGTCAGTTGATACCAGAGCCATAGTGTTGAAATCAAACAATTCAATAGCTGCTTGGTAATCTGTATGATCTTGATTCGTTACCACGCCGTCTGCTCCAGTTGTTAGAGGAGTACCGGCAGTCGTAGTAAGCACTCCCGCGCCACTGAAATCTACCCAATCGTTACTTACAACTTCATCAGCTGCAGCAACAACCTGGACGTCGATTTCCTCACCGGATACAAGCGTTTTAACGTCAAATTTAGCAGGGTCATCAATGTTTGTCTGTATGACAATTGAGATATCATTCCCTCTAACCCCGCCGTATTTAGCTGTAGCCGTCAGATTCGTTCCTGTTACAACTGTTGCTTTTGTGCCTGTATTCAAACGGTATAAAAGCAACGTCTTGGATCTCTTCAGCGCTTCGCGGATTAACAACATCTGTGAAGCGCTGATATCATATCCAAGAAGATCTTTTATGCTGTCACCAGCATTAATCGTTAAAACCTTTTTAGACTCGCCCCAGCTTAAAGCTAAGGCTACTGTAGTAATTCCACGCTCACCTACTGTCCCCAGCTGCGCTTCGCCAACAAAGTTGATATAAACACCAGGGCGAACTTTATTTTGAGTAGTAAATGTTCCTCCTGCCATTACTTAACCTCCTTCTTAAGAAAATTATTTAAGCTTTCATTCACCTGAGCGGTCGTGTATTTTTTTCCGTCTTCTAGAAGAGCAGCAAGTAAGTCTTTTTGTTGAGCTGTGTATTGCTTTGATTTTAAAAACTGCTCTTTAGAATAGACAGGAGTTTTAATTGTTTCAGGTGTTTCGGTATCTTTTTTAGCCATCTTTTACGTTCGCCTCCATATCCAGCATTTTTGTTTCTGCAGGTTTTGATTTTATAACATGAAAATCAAAATCAACAAAAAAATGTAGCGCGCCGTTAATAATTTCATGCCTCATTTTTTTTCCTCGAAACAGAGATCCGGTTACGTTGATGTATTCCAGAGTAGCATAAAGACTTTCCGCAACATCATACATATCCTGATTTGATGCGCCAAAATAATGAATATCAAATGAGTGAGCTCGTAGATATCGGCGGTCAACTTCTCGATTATGATCCCCAGACAGTAACTTCACAAAAAAACAAGGTTCTGTAAAACCCTGTTTGATTTCTTCTCCGTAGATTTTCATAGCTGGGAACTGCTGTTTAAGAGCCGTTATTATTCCAGTTCTAACATCGTTTATTGTTACACTCATCACTTACCCCCGCCCATTAGCCGTTGAAGTAATTCCAATTGTCTTTTTTGCAGGTATTTTGGTAGCTCTCGTTCTATCTCATTCATGCTAATCGTCATCATGAAGCGCCCTTCGACCCATTTTGTTAAATCTGCACCTGTTCGATGGCCATATTCAACGAAGGATGCGTACTCGGTATTATTGAAAATCTCGACTACATACCCCGTTCCATGCCTTTCAACCTTACCTACTTTCCAGTTACGGCGTAAATCGCCAGTATCAACAAGAGTTCTCTTTTTAATCTTCCGTTCAGCCCGGTAAGCCATTTCCAAGAGAAAATCTTGAATAAATCGATCAACAACTTTTTCATCTAAAGCCTTTTGGAATGAGTCAGTCAGCTTCTTGAATTCCTCAAAATCGAACTTTCCCCATCTAGCCATTATGCTCGATCCTTCCGTTGTAAACTGAGCTCCTGGTGCGTAGGATATAAAAAAGGCTCTCCGGATGCGTAAGATCGCGTGACAGCTCCCCGAGTTACGATAATAATATCCCCTTGCTTTATATTTAATTCCGGGGAAATGAATAGCTTTATTTCGTATTTAATCTCGTTCTGTGCCTCAGCCTGATTGTTAACGCCAAGTGACTTCTGGGATATACGGCAAGGCTGATCGGTATAGATTGGCACTGGATCAACAGAAAGTTTAGTTTCGCCGGCAGCTGTTTCCGTCTCCACATACCGACTAATAGTGGCCAGATCTACATATATTTTTTCAATTGCTTGACGATGTTTGGAGTAGTTCAACCCTACCACCTCAATTTCCGGTATCGAGTGAGGTCAGTACGGTAATTCAAAACTACTTTAGCAATGATCGCTTTTGAAGCGTTAGTAAGCTCAGAATCCTTTATAGACGTATCCCCGATTTGAATTTCTGCTGCAGCTCCCCCGTTAGTATTTGCTATCTCCGGAATATTCGGCTGCTCGATCCGGAGCGCATCAATTGTCATCGATGCCCAAACCAACCCCAATTCCACAGGGATCTCTAAAATGTTGCAGTAATGGAGAATTCTCTGCCCAACCTCGTCGATAAACGACGTGATCAACGTATCCTGATCAGCACCTGTTATCTCTAAACGAAGTTTAACAGTTGCCAAAACATCACTCGCCGGCATTGTCTTCTCCGCCTTCATCTTCTTCTATTAGAGCTACTTGAATGGCTGCTAAAATATCATCTTTTTTCGCTGCCTCACCTAAATCGATATTGTGTTCATCGGCATACACCTTTAACTCTGCGATAGTCATCTTATCGATTGGTTTTTCCTTCTGCAGTTTTTTCGCAGCCTCCTCGGCCGCTTGTTCACGTCGCATTCGTTGAAATGCAGTTGCAGACATATTAATCACCCTTTCCCAGCATGAATAGAGAGGGGTTTTAACCCCTCTTACTCTAAGCTAACTTATACACAAATTTCACGACTCGGATATTTTTGTTCTCATAAACTCTTGACCAGTTAGCGGCATTTTCCACTTCTACATTCGATGGGGATGCCCCAGTAACACTTGTATTCGTGAACTTCACACCGCGCGGATGAAGAACAAACGCTTGACGATTGATCAGGATATCGTCACCAGCCAAACTATCGCGATCAGTCTCAGTAGGCATCTTCGCCATACCGTTCCCGAGTCCGATCGCTCCAGATCCGAAAAGGTATGAGGTGTAAACACCGGCTGCTACTGGATGACCGTCGTCGACGATGACACGTTTTTTCATATACGTTTCAATTTCGTTTCCTTCGCTGTCCTTAATAGTCTCAATAAGATTCTGCTTTTTTAAGTGTGTATAGGCGGCACTGTGAAGAGAGAATGCTGTTAGCTTTCCTGCAGCATCGCCTAGTTTTTGACCAGCATCTAGGAATGTTTCACCTGCAAGCACGGCTGCTGTTCCAGCCTGGGCCGAAATATCGTGCATGTTTCCACTCATCGATGCACTGGCAAATACTCCTTTAAGTAACGAAAATAACAACGTTTGGCGTCTGCGAGCCCAAAAAGCAGCAACCAAATCTCCTATCGCTGCCATTGGATCTGATCCGGCTAAGATATGAGCCATATCATTTGCGCTCCAAGCTTTACCGCGTATGAATAACGCGGCCTGATCTTGACCGGCAGTGATTTTCTCTGGCGTAAGTGCTCCGCTATCAGATAATACTTCGTCCTCACCGGTTAGATCATCCCAATACGGCATGTTGATTAATTTGCCGCCGCCTTGTGCAAGCTTGTCTAACTCCGAGTTATTCGATATAATCCCTGATTGAGACAAAGCGGATAATTCCGCTGTACGTTGAATAACATAAGGGTTAAATACTTCAGGGACGATAACGTCTGCAATTTGTGTTTTAGCCATTTATTATACACTCTCCTTTTTAAAATAATTATTCACTCATTAACCCTGCAGCTCTTATTTTTGCTAGCAGAGCGTTAAAATCAGTAACAAGGGTCGGAACATCAGCTGCTACGCTGTCTACTTGAGCAGCAGCAGTCGTCATTCCTGCGAGATCGTCAGGTAGAGCAGTCTTATCAATCTTACCGTCGCGATCCTTGTCATATGTGCTTTGTAACGTGCGTGGTACTCTACTCATTTCTTATCCTCCTATTTGGCTGCAGTCTGTAGCTGCTTAGCGAGTTCAGGATTTTCTCGTATAAGCTGCCCCTGAGCAGTCAGATTAAAATATTCTTTGGACCAAGGATTCTTCTGACCCCCCGCCCCGCTTTTATCTTTCCCGTCAAGCGGTTTAGTACCTTTGAACTTAGCACCCTCCTCTTTTTGGACAAACAAAAAAGCCTTGCTTTCACGCAACGCCTTAACTTGATCTTCAAGTCCGGCTTTTACAGAACCTTTCTCATCGATCTCAATTTTTGATTTGTCCAGGAGTCCAAGTAGCAGATCCGGATCATGAACTTCGTCAGCGACTGCTAGCTTAACCGCTGTAGTCAGTGCCATGTCCTTGATCTTGACTTGATAGTCTTCATCCTTTTTCTTGTTGTCCGCCTGCAGCTGATCTATCTGCTTATTAAGTTCTGCATTGTCACCGGCGGATTTCTTAAGTTCAGTCAACTGCTTATCTCTGTCTTTTAAATCAACTTCAAGCTGTTTTTTTGCTTCGTTGATCGCATCAAACTTCGCTTTTGGAAACCAATTACCGTCGTTTACAATGGCGATTTCTTTGTCTCCTACCTTTTTGATCACTTGATTATAAAGCTCTTCACCCAACAATTCTTTTAAATCCATCTATCATCACTCCCGATTAGGTTTTTAGACTGGTCACCCGCCAGCATTCGGCTTTCGTTCAGTTTTACCCCGAACCTTTAAAGGGGGCAATGCCAAGTTTAAAGCCGTATGACAGGGCAAAATAAAAACACTCTCAATTTTTCATCAAGAGTGCTTCTTACTTCTGTTGTTCTTTCTTTGATTGCTCCTCTTTCTCACGCTTAACATCTTCGGGCGATTTGATGATAACCAATTCACCCTCTTTAGAAATAAAACGATCAATCCGATCTGGTCGTATTGCCACTTATCATCACCTCAACAATTAAATTAAGCTTCCCGTCTTTCTCGTTTGCTTCAAGTATTTTAAACTGCGTGCCTTGATCCAGTAGAAACTCATATTCCTCGTTCCTAAATTCACTTAGTGGGTTGATAGGCGCTCCTTTACTGCCCGCTGGAACCCGAATCTCCAATTGCACGGATCCTAAAAACTGTTGCCCTTTCAAAAGCGAAGTGCTCATAAATGCGGGTTCTTGGAAGACTATGCCGGGTAAATCCGGAGCTGAAGCCCCAAATATATTTTTTTCCAACCCTCTATACACAACAACATTCTCCCGCAAATTAAACTTCATGATTGCAGAACTAATTTCGTTAGCGAGTTCATCGTAAAGATCGTTGCCTCCGCCTCGTCTCAAATTTCGGTTGACGTCAAAATAAGTGTCATCCGTATAACGGGTAATAGCATTAGCTTCTTTTGCGGTTAACTTTTTCAACCACAGGGGTGTAACAAGATTCTCCCATTCGTTGACTTCACTTTCTTTAATGAATCTTTTGTAATTATTTGGTTTTATTATAACACTTTCAGGCGGTTTTGGCAAATCGGCATATTTGCTCTTCCACTCCAGATACTTAATATCTCCGGGAACGTGATAAGTTTTCCCGTCTTCATCTCTTGCGATTCTTTTCCCTGGATCCTCTTCATCCCCAAAAAAAGGTACAGCCGTTGATCTACAGTTTGGATGCAATGGAGGGTAATTGATGCCCACATCTTTTTCATTCAGGGCGAATGTGTGACCATCCATGTCTTGGCATATCTGGCTCGTCCTGCTGTCAAGGGTGGCCAGATATTCATACTCTTTAACAATACCACTTTCTTTGTACCCGTCAGCTGTAGATTGATTAGCAATAAAACTACTCTCGGTGCGGACTACTCTTGCAGCGTTAGTGTACGAAACATTCATTCGTTCAGCCAGATCTCTTGCTGTTCGGTCAATACTATCACCACGGATAAGAGATTGCGATAACTTTGTTTCGAGTTCCAAAGCTAACTTGTCTCTATTTGACCAGATCCGTTTACTATAATTGCTTCCAGCCCATTCAGTTGACAATGCTTTTTCTGCATTTGCTCGTGCAAAAGTAATGCCTATTCCAGTACCTTTTTGCAGTTCAAATAACGACCTGTAATAAGTGTCTTCGTAAACATCTTTTAAGAGTTCTTGTACACCTTTTTGCTGCCCTGCCGCTAACATTTCAGACTGTTGTCTAAGCTGAACCTGTAATGCCTCCAACCGGCTAATTCGGGTTTTGAAATAAGCGTTATTCAGTTGTTGAGTCCATCGCCCGTCTGCATTGTTCTTAGCTTTATTGATAAACTCTTCAAGAGTCATCTTGAATTCTTTTAGCTCTTTGCCATTTAAAAGTTTTCTAGCATTTGCCATGCTGATCTCATTGGTTTCAGCAAAGCGGGAATAAAATACTTCAATATCACGTTGAATGCTTTGTGCCGCTTTCTCATATTCACGTTTCAACTTAGCAATATAAACATCTGATTTCTTAAATTGATCACTGATTATCCCTTCTGTACGTTTTTGCCAATAATCAGCTGGTTTCGCCATCATCGTTGCCTCCCGGCTCTGGGTAATCTGTGAACTTATCTAAATCTTTTTGTTGTTCTTGTGCAAGTCGGTCAAGTTCTTCTTCAACTGATGCAGTCCAAGGGTGATTAGCTGTAATTGTCTCTCGCGATACAATTCCTGCACTGTTTTTAGCATTTGTGATTGTGTCAGTCTCGTTGATTATGATATCTCGATTGAAAATAAATTCAACATCTTCGTTCGAGAAATCTTTGCCTGTTGTATTAGCGATATGCTGGTCGATAAACCATAATAGCCGTTCTAAACTCGCTTGAAACTCTGTTTCGATTATGTTTGCATCCATATCTAAATCTGAGTATAAGAATTTTAAGGCTATGCCAGAAGGACTGTTACCAATCTTATCGATATCAAAATTAACTCCTCGACCAAAGCTAAAAATATCTCTATAATTTCGGGTTTGGTGCCCATTATAAGCTAAAGTATCAATCTCAAGACTGATCGTATCAACCCCACCATCACCAGTCACTTTTACTGCTCTGAATACTGAGAGATTTCTTCTGAATTCCCCTAAGTCAACACCATCATACTCTTTAACGACATAGATGCTGTTTGGTAGATCCTCTAGATTGTTGCTGTTGTCTGATTTTTTCTTGTCGTAATCGTCAATAAGAGACTTAACAAATTTAGCAAGCGGAATCTCCTCATCGTTGTATTTGAAACAAACGAAGGGGATCCTCTCCCAATTCATTTGTTGCTCCTCGTCATTCTGGATTACAGAAAAATGTCCGCTAAATTCCCCAAGCTCAACATCTGGAATAAGACCCCCGTCAGTAAGCTCGTACCTCTTTACGCCAGCTCTATCCCAAAACTCTACTTTCGTGATAGTCTTTTTTTCAGTACCTAAGTAAGCTTCAATGTCGTAGACTCTAATTACTGCATCTAGATCCGTATGAGCTGCGTCACGCCAAAGAGGTATAATTTCCTCAGATGGAATCTTTTTAAAAGATAACTGGCCGGACTCGTCATAATATACGTGAAGCCAAGCCCTGCCCTTATTAACCGCTTCTTTCCCGAGATTCTTCAGTAGACGTAAAAAAGACTTGTCGAAGAAATCTCCAAGTAGGTTAGCGTATGTCTTATTCACAGTTTGTATACTCAATGGCTTTGAAAGTAAATAGCCGGTCTTCTGATCAGTGAGTTTACGCAAAAAATTATGCACCAATTTGTTATTTGCTACATTTTCAGCTTCGACCAGTTCGCCGCCTTCACCAACTACCAGCCTTTTTCTGTCTAAAATATCGCTGTCACCGGCATAATATTTTTGACCTACTAACATCCACTGGCGGTCTAACGACAGCAGCCAGTCGTCAATTTCCGTTTTGATGATCTGCTCAAGAGTCATCGCTGATTTAGCACCAGACTCAATAATATTAAAAATTTCTTGCATTGTCGGCAATGATTTCACCTCCTAGTTAAAAAGATACTCCTGGTTGCTTCATATCTCTTTCAAAAGCATATCTCGTAGCGTCAATAGTATGATTCGCTTTGTCCTCTAGTTTAGCTCTTGGATTACCGTCCGGATCGACCATATAATCAATGTCCTCGAATTCTTTAGCGATATTTGGTGTCCGTTTTGGATCAATAACAATTTCTATTAAATCATCGAGCCACTTCTCACCATACTCCACAGATCCAGATCCTTTTCTTGCACCCCGCATCAGGATGCCATACTGCTTCATTTCATCGATTGACTTTGGTTCAGCTGAATCTGCAATCGTCATTAAATCATGGTATTTTTTAGATTTCATTTGTTCAGCTGCTACCCGGTTATGCATCTTAACTGCATAGATTTCATCCATGGCGTATATCTTCCGCCGAGTCTTATCATAGTGCCATCTTACAAAAGCAAAAGGATCAACACCATAACCCCAGTCATTTCCTTGCCTGATGTTATCGAATGTAGCAATTTCTTCGTCCGTGATCCTGCGAAATTTTAAATTATCAAACGGCACCACTCCTGAGCCGATAGCCTTTCCAAGATATTCCCATTCGTACTTCTGTAAGCTCTTCGCTTTGACTTCCTCTGCTTCTTCGATGAACTTCTGAGAGATATGAGGGTTATCTAAATAAGTCGAATGGTGAACATAGGTATTCGTCGGTATAAACTGAGACTCATATTTTTTATTAACCCAAGATTGCTTTCTCTTAGGCGGATTGTAGCTGTAGTAAAAGGCATAAAAAAGACCATCAGGCAACTCAGCACGTAACACTGAATTTACGATAGTCGATACATCGTCTTCCGTCTTGAACTCTGCCAGCTCCTCGATCCAAAGAAAAGCAATCGGGAACTTGGATACTTTTATGGATTTAACTTTCTTAGGATCATCTGCTCCCCTGAAGATGATCTTATTCCCCCAAGGCTTATAAACAAGCTGCAAGGGGCTTAGTTTAACCTTCCAGTATTCTTCAACACCTAGAAACTCTATTGCTTCTTTCAGCTGCTCAAATACCGATTCTGAAAGTGTGTTAGCTACCTTCCGGATACACAACGTTGTAACCTTATATTTCATCATGTCTTTAATTAGCTTAATCGCTATTTGCGCCGATTTACCTGATCCACGCCCCCCTTTTGCAACGTGATGCAAATATCTATGTGAATTTGAAGCTTGCCAGAAGGGAACGAACTTGGGTGTAATTATCTCTGATATCTTAACATCCATCAAGACCACTTCCAATGTCGTCAATAATCTTGACACCCTCATCTCCAGAAATAGAACCTAAGGCTTTAACCTCAGCTTTTAACTTCTCGATTCTAAGTTTTTGTTCCTCGTCCACATCATGCAGCCTGCAGAGCTCCTCGTACTGACGGATCATCGAGGTTAGAGTGTTCATAGCCCTAGACTGTGCTTGTAAGAATTTAGCTTGTTTATCCCAAGCATGCTGCAGCTCGTACTCTTTCTCCCATCCTGTCTCAGTTTGTTTCTCTCGCTTAAGGACTTTGGTCTGATCATGTTTATCCTGGATAAACATGATCTTTTGAGCTCTGATAATAGCTGTAAACTTAATCTGTATCTGTGACCAAAGCAATTCTATAGCACTTGTCTGACCGACTTCATCGAAGATCTGTCTAGTCTCTTTGTCATCAGGAAGATATTGCCGGAATAAACCATGCTTAACTGCTTTATCGTTTCTTAAAGGACCTCCATGGCCACCTTTATTACCTTTGGCATTTTTATTGCCTTTTGGAGCTCCTGTCTTTTTCTTTTGTTGTACATCATTAGTTTTCGTTTGTTGTACAACATTCCATTTATCTCTTTGCTTCCAGACAGCGACGACCTTCTCATTTTCGTTTAATAACTCTGCTATCTTGCGGTTCGTAATATTACCGTTATGCCCTAGCCATATTTCCTTAGCTTTATCACGATTGGGGTTTCTCGCTCTTGCCACTACATATCACCACCACCGATTATGCATAATTTATTCATTTTTAGTTAACATAATTTTTCCTATCGGACGTTAATTGAAATTACAAAGCCTTTAATATCAACGGTTATAGAGACCCTATGCAATTATCAATTATGCATAGAATATTCAAAGGCTTTAAAACGTTGAAATGCCAAGGCTTTTAAGCTGCCGGCGTTATTTATTTCCCGAGGTTTTATGCGTAGATTATGCGCTTATGTCGGTTTTGTCATTTCTTAGTAGATAATCCGAATCTACTAAATCCTTTTCAAAGATTTCAGGGTTATCCTGAATGACCATATACAGTGCATTGGCAAGTTCATCAATTTTCTTTTCATCATGCTTGTTATATCCAAAGAAGTCATGAATTGCATGGAACATTTCATGAAGAAAATCACATTCCATTTTACCTTTAGCCATAGTAGGTCTTACTCGAATAACTAAGTCACTATAAACGCACTCAGCATCATAACCACGCCCTAATTCAAGCTTTTCAGTTATTTCAACCTTATAGACTTTACCGCCTATCTTGATTTGCTTTGGTATCTTCATTTTCCAATTCCTTTCCTACTGTGGCTTTCCAACCATTACGCTTTACGCATCTACGAAAGGGACAAACATAGCTTGTCCCGGCATTACTTGACCAAATACAACTAGCACACATGCTGATCAACTCCTAAAAGAAATAGCCGCCTGAAAAATCGGCGGCTAAATAGTGGGAGAGAAACGAACGATAAAAATTTACAAGTTTACTCACTACCATATTACCACGGATGAAGTGACATTACACTGACATGTTTGTGACACGTCACTTTAACCTAAGTCCATCAACGCCAAATATCAAGACTGACAAGGCTTCAACTGCTCTATTAATGTCCCTAAAAACTGTCCTTTTATCGATAAAGTGACATGTCACTATTTCATCAATTGATTTTTTATGCTCCGAAATGTACAAATCGCGGATTATCTTATACCTTCTTTCCTCGATGGGATCTCCTGATTCTTCGCACTTGATACGATAGTTTAATATCATCCGATCCACAAACTTTACTAATGCCAACGTCCGTTCTTTACTGCGTTTAATTGACTCAATTGCAAGTTCATCCGAAAACATATCAGCCACCTCCAGAAGATCCAACTCTTCCAGCTCAGTTTTTACGTCGACTGTATGATCTTTGAAATTCTGATAATTTCTCAGTAATAGTTTAGTGTTTCTTAAGCGCCAGTCTCGTTTTGATTCCTGTTCTTTTTGCTTCTGTTTCTCAAGGTGCGCAATCACCGTTTGGGCTGCGATTTTTGACGCTCTTTCAAGCAACTTATCGTTTTGCATTTGGGCTATCTTCGCTACTCTCTCGATTAGCTCATCCTGTTTAATTTTTTTCGCCATCTATTCCTTCCGCCTCCTCTGCCGGTACACTTGTTATATCTCTTTTACAGTGCGGGCAAATCCATTTCCCATCTTTGTCGCAGCTGTATGATCTACCCGCACATTTAGGACAAGTCTTCTTTACCATCTGGATCACCTTCTCACTCTAAATCATTTTGATTTTTTACGCTCGCCTATTTTTTGATAAATGTTTGCTATAATGATGCCTGTTTTGGTTAGCTCAGCCTCGTTTGAAATGAGCCCTTTTCTATTAAGCGTAGCCATCTGTTTATCACTAACAAGGACTAAATTATCCAGTGATATATTTTGCCTGTTTTGATCCGCGAAAAGGATCTTATGTCCTGATGGTATCGGACCGTTTGCCTCTTCCCAGAGTACCTTGTGCTTGTGTTTCCATCGCTTGTGCCACGGTCCGTCATCCTGCACCTTAATTAATACATATCCATCTCTATCAATTCGTTCAGTTCCAACGGGTTTGTAATTAAGCGGTTTATTACCTTTCTTGAATGATGTTTTATTGCCGCCGATATTGTATACACCCTTTGTACCCTTGTTTGGTGGGGTAGACCCTTTTCTAAAACGTTTGTCTAATCCACTGGTCAGCCCGTGATTTTTCTTCCAAGTATTCATCTGCTTAGTTGTGATTGATAAGCCAAACGTTTTATTTACTAGCTGTGCTAGCTCTTGATTAAGTAAACCTTTCACGTTCTCTTTGATGAATTCTTTTTGTTCCTTTGTGAAGAGCCCTTCATCTCCTGTAACTTTTCTTTTTTGGACGTTGCTTTTTATCTTGTGATTAGCTTTAAAGCTTTTAATCTGCCCCTCTGTAATACTAGTTCTAAACTTTGCATTGAATAAATCAGCAATTTCCGTGTTATACCTACCTAGAGCAACTTTACGAATAAACTCCTTTTGTTCTTCTGTGTAATTATGGGGCATAGCTTAGCCCTCCAACATTTTCGGTAATTTAAGATCGGCATCCATTCTGTCGTCTATCAACTTTTTAGCTTCAAGTACCAGGGCACCATTTTCAATAATTTTTGAAGCTACAAAAGTTATTGTTTTCGCCCTATTTATTTCTTCTGCCAGTTTTTCGCCCCTTAAATCTTCATCGCTTAATCTTTCCAGCTGAGCAAATAGATGGTTGTTTAATTACCGCCAGCTCTCCTCTCAAAATCTATTATTTTTTAATCTTTCTACTCTCGTAAATTTCCTCTAACCACTCAATGAGCATGATCATCTGTCTGATAACAAGCTTGTTGTCTTGATACTTTTTAGTCAGCGCACCAGATGACTCAACAACCCATAACCAGAACTGCTCATGCTCCATCCCGTATTTAGCTGCAGCCTGATTGGTCTGTCCGATCCAATTGACAACATCTGAAAAAAACGCTTGGTAGTCCATTGTCTACACCTCTTCTATTCGGATATAGATACCTGGAATCTTTGCCCAGAACTTTTCTGCAACTAAGCTGACTATAAGCGCATCATCCTTCCAGAAACCTAAATCTGTCATACAGTCAAACAACAACTTCTGACTATTGTCAATATCTGGTCTAGTGTGCTTGTACTGTCCGTCTGCAGCTTTGCCAGTGAGCGGGAAGCACCATTTCGCTATTAGCCTTAACCTCTGGTTATATGTATTCTTTGGCGTGTGCTTGCTAAGATGTGCCATCAGTTTTGCTCGTGCTGCTTTCATTTCAGGCGGTTCGTAGAATACTGGCTTGCCATTTACTATGGTAACCTGTTTCTGCTGGTGAGTGACGGACGGAGGAATCATCGCCATAAAGAACTCCGTCATTACAAATCACTCTCTTTCACAAACACACCATTGATCATCTTTCCTTTCCGATCTTTGATTTCTTCATATGCCGCCTGAATGCAATCCTCGATGTCCATACCTAACTGCATTGCCAATATCGTCAGCACCACATACATATCACCAATCGAATCTTCGACTTGATCGGGTTTACTCTTCGCCATTCCTTGACAGAGCTCTCCAAATTCTTCGCCCAGTTTTAGAATTTGTTTATTTGGATCAGCTTCGTGCAGGTTTCGCTCAATCGCCCAAGACTTAATTTTAATTGTTAAATTTTGCATATTGAAGCATCCTTCCATTTTTTAACTTTTCATTCTCGCGGTATAAATATTTTGACAATAGGGTGTGTGGCGTAAGCTAACACCACACACTATTTTCTTATTATTTATAATAGTGGTCGTCGTTGTGCCACAACGAGCACCATGTACGTATACTGTTTTTGTTACTTGTTATGTGTTGCCACGATGACCATACTTTTTTATGTGTTGTGCCACAACGAGCACCATAATTTTATGGTCGTTGTTGTTGTAACCACAATTTTATTCATTCCACAAAATCATGGTCGTCGTTGTTGTTTTTCACAATGATGTTACCTTTGTTTCTGTCGATAACGTATCCGAAATTCTTCACCCATCCTCTGACGGTGTTTTCGTGCGGCGGTTTTTTTCCGGCTGATGAATACCATTCAATGATATCTTTGACCATCGGAGGTTCGCCAAAATTACAGTTATTCACGGCGTCTTCGAACTCTTCAGCCTTGCTCCTGCGTTCCTTTTTCGCTTTTTCTTTCCGTTTGCCTGTAGCCTTCTGCCACGGTGGTTTTTCACCCTCTGGATCAATATCCTTTAAGCTGCCTACTAGATCTACCTTATGTACGGGATACTGGAACCACATATTGACGGGGTCAAACTTTGGATACTCGCGCAACGTACCTTCCACGCGCCATGCAGAACGAATTCGGACGCTACGAATGACTCTATTGATTTCCAACATGATGTTCGTCATCTGTTCCGGGATTGCACGTTTGGCGTGGTCTTCCATGGCCTTAGCGCTGAGTTGATCATCCTGCGAAACATGCTCCTGCAGGTATGAAGGATTGAACTTTTCAAAGAGTTGCTGATACATCGCACACACAGCCTTGTTCTCTTCTTGCATGAATAAAGCTTCCGTTACATCAAGTTCTACCAAATCAATTAGTGCGTCTGGATCACGAGCAAACACGCCTGAACCGCTTGCTCTATCCATTGATTTTTTACTGCCTTGTGAACCTTTAGAATGATGATGACAATAGATAACACTTGACCCTAATTCAGTACACACCTTGTCGAACTGGTTCGTAAAGTGAGCCATCTGATCGGCGCTGTTTTCGTCGCCAGTCAGAACCTTGTAAATCGGATCAATGATAATGGCAATATAATTCTTCTTCGCAGCACGCCGAATCAATTTTGGTGCCAACTTATCCATTGGTACGGACTTACCACGTAGGTTCCAGATATCGATCTTGTCGATATTTTTCGGTTGTAGCCCCAGCGCCTGATATACATCTTTGAAGCGATGTAATGCGCTAGCCCGGTCGAGTTCCAAATTGACATAGAGGACTTTGCCTTGCGAACATTGCCAGCCAACCCACTTGCTGCCCTCGGCAATGGCGATGCTCAGTTCGATTAATGCGAATGATTTACCGGCTTTCGAAGGTCCAGCCATCAACATTTTATGTCCTTGTCTTAGCACACCATGTATCAAGGGAGGAGCCAGATCCGGCATGTCATCCCAAAACTCAGTCAGGTTTTCAGGGTCAGGGAGATCGTCGTTGACTCCCTCAATCCATTCATACCATTCATTCCAATTACTTTTACCTATGTTCGTATCAATGATGAACTGTTTTTTTCCGTTACGTTCTATTCCTGGCATGCGAGAAAGTCTGGAAGGATTTCTATTCTGATTGTCGATAGCCAATCCGTTTTTCTTACATACATTATAGAGATAATCGACTCGCTTCCTATACTCTTCGTAGTTAGCTGCTTCGACTTTCACGATGGCGTGAAGACTCTTTTTTCCACTGAAAACTAATGCCGCAATAGGAAGCTCCAATTCTCTTATTATGGCATTTTGTTTTTCTAGATCCATCGTGTCTGATTCAACCAAGGCATAGCGGAATTCTGTTACATTGTCATTTTTAACACCTTTACCATCGAGCGGGTTAAACCGGATCCATGCACCTGCTTCTGGATCATAGTCACCAAATACAGCCCCAACGTCCCCGCCCGATTCATTTAAAGCCTGAATGAGTTCGCCAGCTGTTCGATCCCAATTGCCCTTCGTTGGCAAATGTTTACCTTCATCATTCTTCCACGTCGATACAACATATCCAACGTTTTCAGATGCCTCAAACAACGTTTCTAGATATATGGTTAATTCACGCACCGGATTCCATAGAGCCGGTTCACTGATTTCCATTCCTTCAATCCAATTACTATCAATTACAACATATTCATCATGTCTAGATATTTCATCATTCCAGTCGAGCTCGTGATCATCTTTGTTAAATGAACGCGGCGTCCATCCATTGTCTTTAGCCATCTGTGTGATTGTCGCGCCCGTAACAGGCGTGCCAGATCCTTCGAATGATGTCCACTTGCGAAAACACTCTCCTGGATGGTAACGCGCTCTGTCTCGCTTGCTCCAATCGTCCCAATCGCTAGCTGTATACCCTTCGTATTTAAGCGCCATGCCTACAGATGTCCACTCTTGATAACTCAAGTAAGTTGGATCGATGTAATTTAACAATGCAATAAGATCTAATTTGTGTTCCATATGTTTTCGCCTTTCTCAAAAAAAAGTACTTTCAGAACAAGCTCATTTGCCGCTGTTTAATCCGATCTGCTGCCACTGGGTTGATCCAAAGGACTTCTGTTCTGGGCTTCCCCTGTTCCGCTTGCACGATTCTCGTCTCTCGATGCCAATGTCGGAGACGTTCGTTATACATTGGATGAGCATATCCAGATAGCAAAACTGGTCCCGGATGAACGTCTAAAACTTCAAGCAGTTCGAGATGATCCGCTTCCGTCATTTCGTGCCGATACATCCGATTATTCCGAGTCGAAAGGATATAAGGCGGGTCACAGTAAATAAGGACTTCACGAAGGTTATAACGCTGGATGACTTGGACCGCCGGTTGATTTTCGATTTGAACTAATTCCAGTCGTTCCGCCGCTACGAGTATTTTTCGAGGTACATCCTTCCACTGTTCCGGCGGATGCGGATCGATTGCACGTCGCACATTTTTCCAACCGGTCCGGTCCGATGTTTTTGCCCCGATAGCCATCCAACAGCGAACCAGGAAACGCCGTGCTCTCTCCATGCTATCCAACTCCCCCCCCCCGTTTGTTTGGTAAGAGTTGTAATATTCTTCACGGCTATAAGGTGTCCAACGTACTAAATTTGCCAACTTCTCAGGGTGCTCCCGTATCATACGGAACAAGTTAACCACATCCCCATCCAAGTCGTTTACTGTTTCCAACGGCCCCCGAGGTTTATTGAACAGCACTGCACCGGAGCCGAAGAACGGCTCCAAGTACGTTGTATGCGGCGGCATATGGTCGATAATCCATTTGGCCATACTCCACTTGCTTCCAGGGTAATGTAGTATTCTTGGTACGGACAATTTCGTCACCACTTTCGATATAATTACTCCCCTCGATACTCTTTTGGATTTATTTCTGACGGTATTCTCCATCCATTCCCCGCAATCCGATCAATCAATCGTTTAGCTGTCTCAAACAACCAGGTTCCCACATGTTCAAAGCCGCGACCTTCAAGGAATCGGATCTGTTTTGGTGTAGTTAATCCTTCCGTTCGCCGCTTATCAAGTCGTTCCAGTAACTTTGTTGCTTTGCCGGCGTTGTCGATCTGATCTGGCAAAATGCCTAGTTTCTCCAGCGTCTGCAACTGCTTTTCACTCGGCGGTGCCATTTCCCATCCGAAGCTCGGCACATAGCTAGATAGATCTTCCGCCTGAATGCTCATTTCGAACTGCAATGGATCCACTAGCTTACGTTTACGGCTTTTCATTTCCTGTAATTGTTTAGCTAAAGCTTCTTCACGCTGTGCAATGACATCCTCAGCTGCTGTTTTTTCAACTTCTTCGAGATCAAGCGGCATACCAGCCTCTTCAATCTGTTTGGTCATCGCTTGAGCCACTTCTTCATTTTCTGCAATAAGATGTGCCGGGTGACAAAGCTCATGACGATCTGTATGCCACAGGAAATCAAGCAATAACAATTCAGTCTTCCCCGGGTGAAGCCGGGTACCACGGCCAACCATCTGGCTATAAAGAGAACGTATTTTTGTTGGCCGCAATACAACAATACAATCAACACTTGGGGAGTCCCATCCTTCTGTGAGCAGCATCGAATTGCATAATACGTTGTATTTACCCTGGTCGAAGTCGGCTAATTTTTCTGCGCGATCTTTTGATTCGCCATTTACTTCTACTGCCCGAAACCCGACTGAATTCAGGATGTTGGTGAATTTCTGGCTGGTCTTGACGAGCGGAAGAAAAACAACAATCTTTCTATCTTGAGCCACTTTCATCATTTCTCCTGCTATCGAATCCAGATAAGGATCAAGTGCTGTACCTAAATCACTGCTCTTAAAATCTCCTGCTTGTTGGCCAACACTTGTTAAATCCAATTTCAGCGGGATTGTCAGCGCCTTTATAGGACTGAGATAGCCCTCTTTAATTGCTTTTGGCAACGAGTACTCATAAGCTAAGCTTTCAAAATACGATCCTAGATTACGCATATCACCACGGTCTGGCGTAGCTGTTACCCCTAACACATTGGCTGATTCAAAGTAGTTTAATACACGCTGATAGCTGTCTGAAATACAATGATGGGCTTCGTCAACGATAATCGTGTCAAAGAAGTTTTTGCCGAACTGTTCGAGGCGTTTTTCTCGCATCATCGTTTGAACGCTGCCAACAACTACTCGGTACCAGCTGCCGATCGATGTCTGTTCAGCCTTCTCTGTTGCACATTTCAAACCAGTAGATTTTTCCAACTTGTCTGCAGCTTGATCAAGTAGTTCGCCACGATGGGCTAGGACGAGCACCCGCTCGCCCTCTCTCACCCGATCTTCGATGACTTTGCTGAACACGATCGTTTTGCCTGTCCCTGTTGGTAACACAAGAAGTGTTTTCTTTATACCTTTTTTCCATTCGTTTTGGATGGATTGTCGCGCTTTTTGTTGATAGTCTCTAAGTTCCATCACGACCTCCTAAAACTGACCCGGCGTAAACCCTCCGCCGTTTTGCTGACCTGGGAATGGCTGTTGATGTTTGGGCAATTCATCAGCGGCGTAAAAAGTTTTGACTTGATTATTGGTACGTTCTTGTCCATCTCTGCCAGTGAATTTATTAATCTCTAATTTTAATTTCCCTTTTGAGCCCACCACTGCGTTCCAATTCATGCGCAGCTTTTCTCCTTTTTTCTTTTGACCAATGCCGGCAAAGAAGTTGGACAACACCCCTTCTGTCTTCGTATGCAAGAAAAGATTATGAAAAACTGTCACGTCTCCATTCTCTGGTGAATGAACAGTTAGTTCTAATTTTGCTTGATTGCAGGCTGGCATTTTATCACTGCCGGCGAACCGACCCCGTTCAAACTTAGTTACCGTAAAATCGTAATCACCTGCAGGTAGGACAATAAAGTCCCCGCCATCTTTTTCAATCATGTCATCCCAACCTAATTCTCTTTCTGTGTTTTGATTCATGTGTTATTCCTCCTAATGTCAGTCTAGTAAATCAAATTCAGTGATCCAGCCTTTCTGGCTTTCTACACCAACAACTTCTGGATTTTCAAAAAATACATGATTATTAATAGCATAAGGAATGAACTCCTTATCAACTAAATGCTGTGAAGCTGATCTATATGACTTGAAAATACTATCAATATAAACTTCATAATCGCCATATTCCTGACCATTATCAACTTGAACGACAAACACTTTCACGTTTTATTCCTCCCGTTTTAATTTTATGAAAATGGAACTTCACTTCGCGTCGCTTGGATTAAGTCAAACACCTTCGACCATGCTGCCACTAACACGCCATCAATGAAACTAGGATCGTAATTGGTGATCGGTGTATCTGCTGGATAATACCCTTTCTGGCTAACAACCGTCTGAATCTCCCATTCTTGGACTTGGTGTTGTGTCATTAAATCACGCAAAGCACGTGGGATATTCGAATCCAGCTCTTTTCCTTGAGATAACAACGATGCTTGTGTTTCTACCGTCGATGGGGCTGGGTCTGCTTCCGCTTCTGCTGGTATAGATGGTGGCTGAGCCGTTGGTACAGTAGAAGATGCAGATCTCGCAAAGATATGGGCAATCTGCGCATAATCAAGTGGAAACTCATCAGGTAGACCATGACGGTTCTTGGCGTCCCAAGCTGGATGATGCGTGGCATATACAGTACGAACGCCGCCTTGTCCTTTGTGTTTGCGCCCCTTATCGTCCACGGCAACACTGAATGTCTTGTAATTGATGAATAAGACCATATCAGCCCATTCCTTTACGAGTGGTGCCGTCTGCGAACTCGTTTTCTTGCCTAACTTCAATTGATAACGATCATATGAACCCATTTCGTCAGGCTGTTCAAACTTAACAATTTGAGCATGAGCCACTAATACGACATTAATCCCAGCATCAGTGACATCACTTAAAAGATTTAAGAAACGACCGAATTCTTCTTTTGTATAAACGTAGCCATTTCCATAGCCGAAGTCCTCGATCCCTTTCTTGTTGTGACTTGAGCAGACGCTTTCTACACATAGCATTTCTGCCCAATCTATGGTATCGATTACGAGCGTACCGAAGCGCCCAACTTGCTGTTTTACCCACCCTATTTGCTGTTTGAGCATTTCCCAGCTAGTCGGCTTTGGTAGACGATCGACATCCATTTCTGTCGTTGATCCTTCAGTATCAATGAAAATAGGATTTGGGAACTGTGCGGCCAACGATGATTTTCCAATACCTTCAGGTCCGTACAAAACCACTTTTTTTGCTTTAGTTACTTTTCCACTGACTACTTGCATTAAAACTCACCCGCTTTCCATGATGGCCCAGGATCGATTTCACCCGGCGGTTGTTGTAACGTAACGCCTTCCTGCCCAACAACATAACCGTCCTGGATCAGGATACTGCACTCTTCACCCGTGCTAACTCGTGTAGCAATCGCCTGCAGACCTTCCCGCTCTAACCATTGTCCGAATTCACGTAATGTTTCCAAATCCATCTGTTCCAACTTGTCAAGAAGGATGAAACCACAATTCGGTTTAAGCTTGCGCACAATAGCTGTGGAGACTTTAAGCTGATCAGTTCCACTCATGTTGTCCCACTTCTGACCGTTGTAAATGAGCTCGCCATCCTCAACCGATAACCCTTCAAGTGGTAAAGCAGCGTTCGTAAGGAGATCGGATTTCTGTTTTCGAACTTCATTAATTCCTGCAGTTAGTTTGTCATATTGAGCCCTGTAGTCACTGGAATCAGTTTCTGCCTTATCCTTATCCAAATTCGTTCTAACTTTTCGATTGATTTCATCGATCTGTTGAATATTGCGTTCTAGTTCCTCTGTTGATTCATCATGTAGATCAATCGCGGACTTTTGGGCGGTTTCTAAATCACTTCCTGTTTGTGCATATAGTTCCTTAGCTTTATTTAGCTTAGACATCAGTCGTTCAATCTCTTGTCCCTGGCTTGCATACAAGGCTTGTATTTGCGCCAACCGTTGCCGCTTACGATTATTCTCGCCGTTTCTAGCGAGGATCTCTTGTTGCTGCTGAATCAGACTAGATGCAGATACAGGCTCTTTCGGAGCGTCGGGGTAGTAGGTTTGCTCCTTTGCGAACTTTTCTTTCTGATCAGCTATTTGTCCGATCGTGTGGCGTTGATTATATATCTCCTGTTCCTTCATCTCTAATTCGTGTAATTTGTTCCCAACGCCAATGATTTTAAGCAAAATATTTGCCTTTTCTTTATTGTTAGAATTCATAAACTTAGGTAAATCAATGGCCAACTCTTCCACAAAACTATCTAGCAGCTGTTGCCCTCCCTTCTCGCCATTTGGATCGATTACTTTCAAATCTGAGTTCTTACCTTTACGTTCGACGATCAATCCATTAGATAGAACAATATGCAAATTCGGCGGAATAACGCTGCCTTCTCTTGAGGCCTGGCTAGGACGGTATTTGTTACCGCCTAAACCCCAAGCAATCGCATCTAGTACACTGGTTTTCCCCTGGTTGTTCTTGCCCCCCACTATTGTTAATCCGTTGGCAGTAGGCTCAATCTTAACAGCTTTGACTCGTTTGATATTTTCTATTTCAAGCTTATTAATTTTAATCATTTGTCTACCTTCTTCCCCTTTTTTTCTTATCTTTGTATCGAGAGATGAGCTCTAAATCTTCTGCCATGAAGTAGGCAGTTTCGCCATGATCTAGTTTTACTTTGCACCAATCCCGAGCAATTCCCCATGTATCAATGATTTCTCCTGTTTCTTTTAACTTTGTCTTGACTATATCGCCTTTGAAATAAATCATGCGTCAACTCCTTCTCGTTCCTCCTTTTCCCGTTTCGTTTGGTAGCATGGTACGGGCACACATAAGGATTAGCCTGATTAAACTTGCTAACTTGCCACGTTGAGCCACATATCACGCATTTTTTATAATTAACGGTAGAACTCATGGTTCTCGACCGTTGAAACATAAGTCAAACTACGCATCCAGTCCCGGCTCTTTTCGCTTGCATGGACTGGGTTCATAAAGAATAGCGCGTCTGTCACGCTGCCGCTTTGGATTATTTCCTCTGCGGCTAAAACCGAATCCTGACTAGCTGTTTTTCTAGCAACTCTATCTGCTGATCACTTATCGCTAGATCTGCTTCAAGTAACAATATTCGGGCTTCTAATAGAGCTATACGCCCCTTTAGCAAAGCATTTTGATTTTCAACTGCTTCGTTATACACATCGTTCGCTTTGACAGCCTCGCTGTAGGCTATGATATAAACTCCGGCTATGAATGCTATAAGCAACACAAACTTCGTTATATTAACTGCGATTTTCAACTTCATCACTCCTTCGTTTCTTCCAACGTCACAGTAACTTCTCTGAAACGAAGGCGGATATATTGGATAAGTACCAAGTATTCTTCAGCGTAGCGACTGCCACCATGTCGATTGCGAACGGCTCCTTCAAACTGATCCAACGTTCCTTGGAAGCAACCCCGGGTAACTTCGATTTCTCCTGTTTTGATGGTGTACGCAGTAAGTGTGCCGTTTTCGGAACCAACTGAGCTGAACCAGGCTATGTGTTTTCGCGACTCCACCCATGCATCGCCGAACACCCCTGCATCGCCGAACACCTCTGCATTGCCGGACACCCATGCATTGCCGGACACCCTTGCATCGCCGAACACCCTTGCATCGCCGAACACCTCTGCATTGCCGGACACCCTTGCATCGCCGAACACCTCTGCATCGCCGGACACCCTTGCATCGCCGAACACCTCTGCATTGCCGGACACCCTTGCATCGCCGAACACCTCTGCATTGCCGGACACCCTTGCATTGCCGGACACCCTTGCATCGCCGAACACCTCTGCATTGCCGGACACCCATGCATTGCCGGACACCCATGCATTGCCGTCCTGGCTCAAATTGTCCTCTGATGTAACCCAACCTCCGAGCTCGTCTTCCTCAACATCACCAAACTCCCTGATAGCTTTTATCTGATACAAGGTGATCCCTAAAAACTCTTTTGTAACCTCAGTCAATACAAACTTTTTCATAATCTATCAACCTCCTATTTGATTTTTTGAGGGCTGCCATGTTAATATGTAAGTAAGTAGAAATTGTTTGGCAACCCTTTGATAACTCGCACCGCCATGCGAGTTATTTTATTTTTATACCTAAGTCTCTTAACACGTCTGTCCAAACTTGCTTTACTTCTTCTGTGCAATGAGCCATGGCATCTTCCCAAGTTGGCCATCTTCCGTTGTCGTTGAAAAATTTATATTGATAAAATAAGCTCTGCTGATCATGCGGCTTATCTGCATCATGCTCCTTAGCACATTCAGGACACGTTCCAGTCTGTGCGGGCATCATGTTAAATCCGCCTAAATGTTTACCTTTGATCTGTTCCACAGTTTACTCCCCCTCTTCTGCGTCTCTGTACTTTACAACTACAGGACAACGTTTGATTTCAACGATAACTTCATCTTCAGCGTCCCAAATTTGATAATTGCCCTCGTACTCGGTGATATCGGCTATCTTCACTCCTGAAACGAATCCGCCTAGCCGGAATATGTCTGGACCGCTCAAATGTTGATGGATAACCTCTACTGACTCTATGACTCTATGTTTCATTGCTTTTGCCTCCCTCTATTAATTAATGAATCTGATTTCATCGATCTTATCGAAATTGAAGTGTGTATCTTTCTTGTTGCCGACGTCCAGGTAAACACCTTTACTCGTAATATGACTGATGGTACCTACTCGCCCACCGCCATCTTGAGTTTTAATAGAAACCTCATCACCTGTAAAGAACATCCTGCCGTTTCCTTTAACGTGATAGTCGCTAGCATATTTCATCGTTTTTGCCTCCTCATCCATAGATTTTTTTTCAATCAGCTCCGCGGCTTCTAGAGAATCTGCGAAAAAGTAATAACACGTGACTTTGCCGTTGTCTCGGTTAAAAAGTTCTATTACATATTCGGGCATCACTTACTCCTTTCAGCAGCAATATAAGCGTCCAAACTGATCGGCTTTTTATTCTTTACAAACATCGTGTGACCGATCTGCTTCTCCAGATCCACATAACGCTTGTACAACTCTGGATTCTGTTCGGCTCCGTGCCGTAGATCATTGATCGATCCCATGATGCAAAATACACAACTTAGTCGTTCGTTCTTCTCGTATGCCCGAAATGGCTTTTGTCCAGCGCCGTCAATGGTCTGAAATATTTCGGCTGTTGTGTAATGGAACATTGGCAGCCAGTCGTATACATGGCGTGTAACTCGTTTATTTGCACTTTCAGCTTCGTTGTAGCGGAGTGGTTCTCGTTTAGCCCTGGTCTTTGATTCTTCTGTGCGTAAACCAATGCAGTTGATCGCAATGGTAGCTCCTCGTTGTTTTAGATCATTTCGTATGAACTTGAATATGGGACCTAGCTTTAAATCTGATGTACACTGTCTGTAAGCAGCGCTTGGCCACATCCCACGATTCTCTACCATTTCGAGCAATGTTTTCCCGGCTTTCACGACAGTTAACTCGTGATATGTACATCTCTTGATGTGATCAATGACTCCTGGCCATTCGACATCGCCGAGACTGGCATGCACGACGACAAGCTGATTGTAGGGAATGATCTTGTGCAGCTCGACATACATAGCTTGCGAATCTTTGCCGCCAGAGTGCGAGACGTAAAAAATTGCCCCTTGATCAATTAGTTCATGTATTTGTTTTGGCATATAAAACGAACCGACCACCTTACGAACTCCTCTCAGCAGCAATAGTTCGATAAAACTGCATAAGGAGCGGGTTTTCCTGCTCAAACCTTTCGTCATGCTGTGCAGGGATGTCATACATCAGCTCTAAATCTGACATTAAGCTTGATAAACGCTGATCCTTGATATGTACAGGCACATCTGCATTTTTGATCTCTTTAAAGCGGTTTGTAAAATTTAACGCATCTCCAAATCTCATAATCTATCAATCTCCTTTCTCAGAAAATACATGGCTGAAATTATTATCTAAAAACTCTGTCATCCTCTTAGCCTGGAAAGACCAAGTCTGCCCTTTCGACTTTGGGTAATAGACAAAACCGCCATTATCGCTATCAAGAATTCTTTTGAACTTTTGACGATAGAGGATATTCTCCTTAATCCATTCCTGCTTTTTACCTATCCGGTTCTCCAGATTTTTCATTGTCCAGTAGACTCCAGCTAACTCTTGCTTTTTCAACTCTTCCAGCTCAACCTTGCTGATCAGCACGGAGTCTTCAGGGATGGGGATAGTCAGATTAACACTTAGAAGCTGGCTCATAAACTATCAATCTCCTTGGCTAGTATTTGTCTTAAGAACTCCTCACCCGACCTGTTATAAAGGAAAATCTCCTTAGGTTGTCCCTTATAATCGTAGCTGTAAAAGGAGCCGAACATAGGACGTTTGAGGTTGTGCTTTTTTACTAGCGCCACTGCCTTTTGAAACGTTATTTCTAAAGAATTAGCGATATCCCTAATACCTCTGCCCTCTGGTCTTTGCTGAAGAGCTGGTTGTTTTCCGGCAATCGTTTCAGCGATTTGCAGCCTTAGCGCTCTTTCAGTTGCTTGGTTAAAAAGTCCGTCTTTATTTCCCGTCTGGAGCATTTGAAGCAGTTTTGTAACTTGATCAAATTCGTTTAGTGATACTTTAGGTTGAGCAGTATAGCGTTTTTCAACTTCGATTAAGTATCTGCGATATTGTTTTCCTTTTTCGTTTCTCTCAAGCATCGCCATTTCTTTTGCTGTATCAAGTTTTGCGATGTAATCTTTTCTTTTGGTTCCTAAATTGCTTTCTTCACGCTTGATAAAGTTATCAAATGTGGAGTAATCAACGTTTTCAATAGCATCAACTTCGTTTAATCGTTGTTTAACCCAATTTGCAAATTCTTGTTTACTACTTACTCCTTCATGTAATTCTCTTAAATCAACAACAGGCTCCCCTTTATCAGTTACATAGATTTTAATTAGTCCTGTAGCATCAATTAACTTTAGATCATTCAAATCATTCACTTCATCGATATTGAATGAAAATTCCTCAACCCGTTTAAAAGTATTAATTCTTTCTAATAAATCCACATTTTCACTTCCTTTCGCTATGAAATTCTTTAAATCGTTTTAACTTATCGATGCGGCTCTGCGCGTACTCCAACGAATATTCAACCGATTTTTCAAGTTCTTTCTCATGCTTTGCTACCTCTAAATCAAATAACTCCTCCATGTTTGCGCGGACAAGCAGGGTCGTATCCCTGCGTGGTAATTTACCTGACTTTACGCTTCTCCCTACTACTTCAACACTTTGCCTAGTTAAAAGTTCTTTAAGTAACGCCAATGTACTAATACTTTTTAAATTCGCCATTCTATCAATCTCCTCTCTTTCGATATATTTTTTAGCTTTCGCCCTCATTCGACGACAAATTTTGCACCTAAGGGCGAAAAAGGAGCGGAGTTTTAATCCGCTTTATTTCATAACTTGTCGATAACGCTCCATCTCGTCTAAAGCTTCCTGAAAGTCTATCGCTGCCATTTGAACCCCGTTTGGGGCTACTATCTGAACGTAACCGTTAGGATTTTTAAGTGAATATGGGATATGTCTTATTTTGAAGCCGTGATGCTCAGCAAAAGCCCTTGCCTGTGACTCTGCTTTTAATTCGTACAATTTATCACCTTACTTTCTATGTAGGAATTTCCACCTTTCTGTCGAATTAGTTAGTTGTCAAGACTCACAAAATCTACCGAAAGGCGGTGAATTGAAAATGGCAGCTTATATGATTACATATGATCTCAATAAACAAGGGCAAAAATACGAAAAAGTTTATCAAGCAATTAAGGATAGTGCGCTGAATTGGTGCCACTATTGGGATTCCACTTGGTTAATCAAATCTTCACTAACGGTTCAGCAAGTAGCAGACAAGATTACTCCACATATTGATAGTAATGACCGATTGATAGTTATTGAGGTCAAAAATAACTATCAAGGTTGGATGACTGAAGAACAGTGGAAACGGATTCGAGAAAACATATTCAGTTAGCTTCCAAACTCAATCAGGTCTGGAAATTGAAGTTTTGGTTCGTTCGTGAACCCCATTGTCACTATCGCCGAATGGATGAGCCGTCGTTACAGCGGCGGTCTCTTCAGGTATCACTAACACAACGCCTTTGGTTAATGTCTTTCGTTGGCGCATATATGAACCTCTGTATTCGTAGGGTCTGTTAGGCTCTACGGATATTTTTTCTACGCCCGTCCTACTTGCAAGCTCGTTAATCAGTTCAAGCGTGCTAGCTGGTTTTAATAGGTTTAATTCCATCTTTACCCCTCCTCTCTTTAACACATTTATTCGTGGAATCCTTTTCCGTCTTCACCGCGTCTTATTAATTCTCTTCTTATCTCATTCTTTGACTGATAGATTCCATGCCCGGGACATCTGCCGTCATTCAAGTCCCATATTGCATTTTTTAATGCTTCTATTGATAAATCCTTAAGTTCTACCACGTTTACACCTCCTGCAATATATCGAAGCTAAGAATTCTAAAGCTTGCCACGTTATCCATGTTCGGTATTACGCTGACGGCAAAGTGCTTTTTAACATTTTCTGAAAGCGTGCGCATCAACGTAAAACCGTAATTATTTGTCGGGATTTCAAGCCTTACCGTTTTTGTCTTATAGCGAGTTCTTTGGTAGCCTGTTTGTAGGTCTACCCTGTACCAAACCTTTACTTTTCGTTCCACTGGATTACCCTCCCTACTTTGCAGGATTTTCCTTCCTTTCGTCGAAAGTGTAGTATCGAAAGGAGGTGGTGCTTTATGTCGCAAAATTTTTACGAGATTGCTAAAGAAATCACGCTCGCAGCAATTGAAAAAGGAGCTATCATTCAACCAGCAAAAGCAAATATGCTAACGCCGGATATATCTAAATATAATCAACTCCGAGCAAAGGAAATCGGGAATTTCTATAAAACAATTGCTGCTGCGGTCAATGAAACAATGCAAGGAAAATTTAATGTAGATGAATAAGTTTTGCTAACGCTTCAACTAGGCTCGGTAGATATTGGTGAGTATCTACTGAGTCACTTTTTGCATAAGTTTGGATTAGATTACATAAGTCTCTAATAGTTTGATTTACAACCACTTGCGTTTGAGTGTCCATCATCTTAAACCCCTCCTCTCTTACGCACTAGAAGCGCTTGTCTCGTCTCGTGCTTTTTGTTGTTCGTCTACTGCAAATATTTTTTATACACTAACTCGCTAACTGATAAATCCAGACCGAAGCTTTCTTTTGCTGTCATTAGATTCACTACGTCTTCTAAAACGGGCTGACGGTGTAAGAGCATTTCTGGTGTCATCTCATTTTTCTTAATCATCTTTTCATAACCAAACTTAGAAGACGTCGCTTTATTGGCGATAGTATTAGCTTTTATGAAATTAACTCTGACTGGTTGTTGAAGCGAAGCCTTAAGCTTACCCATCATTTCCTTTTGATGATCCTTGTCCAACATCCGGAAAATTTGAAAACCTTCTAAGCCAGAAGCTTTGCGGAGTACTTCTAATATGTCGTAGACCCAACGTTTGAAATCTTTGGCTTCCTTTTTACGACTTTCGAATACTGTTTCATATATGCCGTATTTGTTGACTATGAGCATTTTACGCATACTGTTACCGGATTCCACCATGTGGGTTGAAACCACATCGGCAGGAAGTCTTCTTTTAACCTCTCTAGCAGATAACTCTAATGCTGTTGTGATGTCAGCTAAAACTGCCCACCAATCATTTAGCTCCTTCTCAACAAACCTGATTTTATGTCCGTTCCAGATTTCTTCTCGGATACTCATATGTTGTAACACCTCTCTTTTAAACAACCTCTTTAGCGGCCGCTTGTTCGTCTTCCTTGTTTTTTGGTTTTCTAGCTTCTAAAAATTTATCAACTCCTACCCCAAGTGCTCCACAAATAAGTTCATATTCCTCAAATTTCATTCGTCTCTTCCCAGTTAAAGCTAAATTTAACTTAGGTAAAGGTATAGCTGTTTCAAGGGAGACCCACGTTTGAGAAATACCCCTTTGGATAAGATAAGCTCTTATTTTATTTCCTACTTCCACTTTTTTCACCCTCTCTTAGATATTTGGTTATGCTCATTTATCACAAATCGACTAGCTGTAAAAATTTGGTGAACCTTAACTTCATAAAGATCAGCAATTTCTTTTGCTCTCTCATCACTAACATGTCTCTGACCTTTTTCTATTTGAGACAAATACCCAGCAGATATTCTTAATTTTGTAGCAGCTTCTTCTATACTCATATTTTTTGCATTACGCGCTTTTCTTGCCTCGCTACTCATATTTTCACCTCTTTAACTTTGCATATTGCGTTGTTGATTGTAATAATATCGTACATTTTTGTGTATGTCAACGCATTTTGCAAAGTTTTTATTTTAAGTATTCACATTTTGCGAAGTGCAAAGTATAATCTTCTTAAAACTGAAAAGGGGTTTTGGTAATGTACAGTAGCACGTACGGTGAGATATTGAGATATTTAAGAAGGAAAAGAAACTTAACAATGAAGGAATTGGGAGCAGTGTTTTCTTTAGCTGAATCTACCATCTCAGGTTACGAAAATGAGACTAGGAAACCCGATCTGGATATTCTTCGAAAATTTGCAGAGTTTTATAAAGTAACGGTAGATTTCATAATTAACGGCTTTGATAAAGAAATAACGGAAAGGATAAAAAATCTATCCAATTATAACGGCTCTATATTCTATTTTTCAGACGAGACACTAAGTTTATTAAACTCAAAGCTAGAGCCTCTAAAAAAAGAGTATTACGATGTTCCACTAGACCTAGAACCAATGGAAATGATAGGACTTCTCAAGGAATTTCCCTTATCTACTGAGTTTAAGAAGGACTTTTTAGATGTACTTATTGATGTTAAAGCAGGTTTGGAACATCAATATGATTCATCAGAACATTTTAACACCATAGCAGCTCACCACGAAGGGGAAGAGTGGACAGAAGAAGAGCTGGAGGAGCTAGAAAAGTTTAAAGACTATGTCAGGTCAAAGCGTAAATAGGAGAGCATAACCAGCAGTTGATCCAGCTCGTTGGAACGATTAACGCTGAGCTAGAAGAGCTACCGGAGGACGGTCATCAAAGGACTAAAGTACATCAGGAGCAACAAATGATTGTAGTTGGATTACGTAAAGCAAAAAGGAGAGATGAAAATGAATAACGAGGAAAAAATATTTAATTTACTTGAAAAAGTTTACATTGAGTTACAGGATACTAAGAGGGAACTAGGCGATAGAATTGATAGAGTTGAAACTAGATTATCCCGCATTGAAATTGACCACGGACAAAAGCTGGGCGTTTTATTCGACGGGCTTAAACTTAACTCAGAAAAACTAGATAGAATCGAAACTGAGGTATCCAGACACGAAGAAGTGATACTAAGAAGGCTGAAATAGACAACGGGAGGTTACATATGTACGAAAAACTACTGCTAGAATATACAGATAAAGTTGAAGTATATGAAAGAAATATGAGACTTAAAGGTCTCTACTCGGATAACGTTATAGCGATCAGCAGCCGATTAAACTCATCAACTGAAAAAGCCTGTATCCTAGCTGAGGAGCTTGGACACCATTACACCTCAGCTGGTGACATCTTAGACCAGACCAAACTCTCCAATGTTAAGCAGGAGAAACGCGCCCGGAGTTGGGCGTATGAAAGACTAATACCGCTTAATAGATTGATAGACGCATGTGCAGCTGGCTGCAGAAACCGTTACGAGCTGGCTGAATACTTAGAAGTAACAGAAGAGTTTTTGGATGAGGCGATAAAACGTTATAAGGAAAAGTACGGGTTGTTTTATACAGTCAATAATTACACTATCTATTTTGAGCCTTTAGGGGTATTAAATTTTTTTACTCAAAAATAAGAACATATATTCTATAATAGGGGGATGGGCAAATGGCAAGTTTTCAGAAGCGAGGAAAGACGTGGCAATATACGATCAGTCGGATGGCAGCGGGCAAATCCAATCCAATCCGAAAGGGAGGATTTAATACAAAAAAAGAAGCACAAGTGGCAGCTGCGGAAGTAGAAGCTAAACTTAATAAAGGTATTGTTCCTCATTTGCGCCCGGAGCCTTTCGATGAATATTTTAATGACTGGGTCAAACTGTACAAAATAGGCATTAGTGGAGGCACTCAATATAACTATAAATACACACTTAAAGCCATAACTGATTATTTTGGCAGTAAACCAATACAGGAAATCAAGAAGCGTGAATACCAAGAGTTCTTAAACGAATACGGATCTACGAGATCCAAAGAACAGGTTGAAAAAGTAAACGGCCATATTCGATCGTGTGTACAGGATGCGATTGAAGAAGGTATCATCCACATTGATTTCACACGTAAAGCTGTAATAACTGGTAGTGTTCCCGCTAAAAAACCAAGTGAGAAACACCTAAATTTCATGGACAGCGAAAAGGTTCTGAAAGAGACATATCATCGTTTAGATAGGGGTTTAGGCTACTATCTTATATTACTTGGTTTGACGTCTGGGTTACGTTTTGCGGAGCTTGTAGGTTTAACTCGAAAGGATTTTGATTTTAAGGCAAATAAAATATCAGTTAATAAAACTTGGGGATATCAGAAAAAGATGCATGAAGGATTCGGTCCTACTAAAAATGAAGAATCGGTTAGGATCATTACGATTGATAAAATTACTATGCAGGCCTTCAAGGAATTCTTCGAGAAAGCTCCAACAAACCTACACCAGCTGGTTTTCTACAGTCCTTCATCCAAATATAAAGTAATTAGCAATACGAACGCCAATAAGCTATTTAAAAGTGTTTTAAAGAGTCTAGGCATACCTGCTATCTCGGTACATGGTTTGCGTCACACGCACGCCAGTATACTACTTTACAAACGGCGATCCATTTACTATGTATCCGAAAGGTTGGGTCATAAAGACATAGAAACTACTCTAAAGGTTTATGCTCACGTGTTAAAAGAATTAAGGGAAGAAGATGAGAAAGGAGCAGCCCAAGATTTCGAGAGTATGATTGTGTAAAAAATGTGTAAAATAAAATCAACTTATATCGTTTTCTATCTTATTCTTTGAAAATAAAAAATACTCACAAACATTGATTTAACAACATTTGTGAGTGAAATCTAATTTATAAAATTAACATAAAAAGTACTAATGGTACCGGTGGTCGGGGTCGAACCGACACTCCAGAAGGAACACGATTTTGAGTCGTGCGCGTCTGCCATTCCGCCACACCGGCATATTTAAATTTCCCGTTTTCTGACCTCTGGGTCGTTCGAATCTTCGATCGTTGAAGTTTCATTGCTGTATATGGCGTGCCCTGAGAGATTCGAACTCCCGACCTTCTGATTCGTAGTCAGACACTCTATCCAGCTGAGCTAAGGGCACAGGTTCCTTCGACATGATGCGCTCAAATTTATATGGTGCACCCTCCGAGCACCACGATCTTTGCTTTCGGTGATGCTTACTCGACGTTGTTACGCTCTTCTTATATGGTGCCGAGGACCGGACTTGAACCGGTACGGTAGTCACCTACCGCAGGATTTTAAGTCCTGTGCGTCTGCCAATTCCG